GTGTCTGGACTGGACAGCCCTCCCCTTGCCTAAAACTAGCGGGTTCTAAGGGCCTCGCCCTTAGTGGGGGTCGAGGGGGCAAAGCCCCCCGCCTTGCTTGCTTTACCCCTGTAGCTCGCCACCGTAATTCGGAAAATTTGCCATTTAAAGCCGGAAATTCGAGTTTTTCGATTTTTCGATAACAGCGCAACGCGGAAATCCCTAACTTCGTCCATATCGGCGTCGTATCACCACTCGACGATCCGCGCGAAATCAGCGCCCCTCACGCCTGATAAAATCGGTTTAGCGGCATCCTAAGATGCTGTTTGGGAGTGATTTGCGCGGTGCCGAGAGCGGCTTAAGACCGCTCCACTCGCATCACTGAGACCTCTACTTGATGAAATACGTGGTCGCGCTGAAGCGGAAAATCTTGATCGGTGTGGTGACGCCGGCCGCGATGGTTGCCACCACGCCGCCGCCAGGACCATAGACTGTCACCGCCCCGCTGCACTGACTGGCGTAAGTGGTCTCGACGCCGATTACGTTCGGCATGATCACGCCGCCGGCCGCCGATCCTTCGATGACATTATACATGCCCGTGCACTGCACGGCCGTCGCGAACGTCGACCCCGCAGCCGTCACCACAGCGCTCGACATGCCGATGAAAGCCCCAGCCTGCAGCAGCAGCGTGCCGCCCAGCTCGGGCCCCAAAACATTGAGCGCGCCGGTGCCGACCAGCGTGATCAGCGGATTGCCGCCCTGAATCGAAGTCAGCTTATGCCAGGCGACGCCATTGCCGAAAGTGTATTGCGATGCCGGAAATCCGCTCTCGAAATCACCAGTGAACAGCGCGGGCGCCACCCATTCCGCCGGCGACAAATGCCGGATTTTGCCGATGATCTGATAGATCCCCGGCTGGTCGAACATGGTGCCGCCAGCCTGAAACAGCACGTCGCTTTCAAAGCCGCTCAGCCGGATCAGGGCGATATTCGCATCGGCGACGAACAAGTGCGCAGTCCCCTCAAACCCCTGATCCTTGATGTAGAAATGGTCGAAATAGATCGACGCCTGCGCTCCCGCGGTCGCCCACGGCGCTTTGAATGCGAACATGCACGACAGCGAGCCGATCTTTTCGGCATGCACATCCCAATGCACCCACGGCGCACCCGCCTGCAGCGTTTGAAGGATGTAAATCACCGCGACCGGCACCGCCGTAGCGCCCACCGAATTGCAATAGGTGCTGAAAAACCGCGGCGAGACATTGGTGTCGAACCAGTAAGGCGAACCGGCCGAGCCCGTATCCGAACAATCGTAGCTCTTGTATTGCAGCGAATTGCCGGCCGTGATCGGCTCCAGCGTGGTGATCGCCGAGGTGACAGGCCACTGCCCCTGGCTGTCGACGATCACCGAAAACCCGGCATCGCCGATCGCCTGGCCGATGCCCGTGGTGTTGGAATTCGCCGTCAGTCGATTGTAAGCGACGCAGATATCGGCACCCCGATTAAGCTCACAACCATAGGCGAAGTACCCGAAAATCGTGGTGTTACGATGCACAAAATTGCCGACAAACGCACTCGACGTGCCGTAGAGCAGCCCGACCTGCTGGCCACCACCAGCGACGCCGACGATCTTGAGATCGTTCATGACGGTACCGGGACCGAAATTGATGAAATCGACCAGCGCACCGCTCGGCGCCGTGCCCATGATGGTCGCGCCGTTGCCATGCACCACCGATGCCGGATTGCCATCGCCGGGCCCGGCGAAGCCGAAATTGACCGAGTTCGAAACCTTATAAACGGCATTTTTCCGCAGCGCGTACGACAACGAAGCATTGGCCGGCGCCGTGGCTTTGACCGCGGCGATCCACGCATTCAGCGCCGCCGTGTCATCGGCGACGCCGTTGCCGACAGCGCCCATCGATTCCGGTGTCAGATCAGGCGTGCCGGCGAGCAGGATGGACGAACCATCGAGATTGAACGAAGCGACCACGCCGGGCGGCACCATGCTCGCGCCGCCGCGCGGCGTGGTGATCGCACCAGGCGAAACAGTCAGAGCTTGTGTGGTCAGATTGACCGCGTGAATCCGCCGCCCCGGCGCAAATGCAGGCGATGGCTGACCGATAATCGGCACCACGGTCGCGCCGGTGCCTGGACCAGTAATCGTGGCTGTCGCGGCGGTATAGCCAGAGCCGCCATTGGTCATTTCGATGCCGATGACACCCCCGCCATACACCACCGCACTCGCCGTCGCGCCGGTACCGTTGCCACTGATCGTCACCACGGTGGTATTCAAATCATAGCCGGTGCCTGGGCTTGAAACGGAGATCGCGCTGATCGTGCCCGCGAGCGACACGGCATCCGGCGTGGTGACGGTCGAAATCGTTGCCGAGGCGGCCGCGCTGATCGTGCAGTTTTCGGCCGCTGCCGGCATCACCAGCGCGCCCGCGCTCGACACCGTGCCGCTGAACGGCGCGCCGTTCAACAGATTGCCGGACGTGTGCAGCCCGACGTAAGTCCCGCTGACGCCAGAACTGCCGGCAGGGCCGATGAATTTGTTATTGGTCAGCGACGCGCCCGGCAGCGCATCGGCCAGCAGCACACCCGAAGCGCCGGCGATCGCGCTGTAATCGATCGTATTGTCATCGATCGTCAGACCAGAGGAAACCAGGCCAAACGAGCCGCCCGAGCCGCCCTCGATGTGCTGCGCATCGATCGCCGGACCGGACATCCCTTCGAACCGATTGCCGGTGATGCGCGCGTTCGTCGTGCCGCCCGGCGTGCAGGACAGGATAAACCCTTTGACATGGTTTCCCGTGATCGTCGGGTTGATCGATCCGCCGACATCGATGCCGATCCGCCCGGCAGAAAACGTCGCACCTTCCTCGACATCGTTGCCCTCGATGTGCTGATCGATCGCGCAGTTCGACAGAATGCCGCCCGATCCGACGAAGTTCTTAGTCACACGCGGCGCGAGACAGCCGGATACGATCAGATCGTACCCCGCACCGTTGGAGTTGGTGATGTTTCCCTCGATGATGGGTTTCAGCACGCGCATATATTCGGTGCCGTACTTTTTGGTTGGATCCGATGATCCGGGAATCGACGGATCGCCGACCTGGATTCCGTTGGCATTGCCGGTGGCGGTGTTGCCGCGAAGGATAATGCCAGAGGCCGTCAGAACCATGTCGGGGTCCTGCACATCGACCTGAATGCCCGTCTGCCCGTTGCCAGTGGCGAAGCACTGATCAAACGTGATGTTTTGCACCGCATTGGCCGTGCAGCCGTTCAGCTTGTTGCCGGTAAAGCCGCACAGCGTCAGCCGGTGTGGCCCCGCATTCGTGTTGCTTAGGAAGCGCAAGCCGTCCTGAAAATACGTTTCGCCGTTGACGTTCCGCACCAGCGTACGCCGGAAATCGCTCGTCTTCACCGCGCCGCCGATCACCACACCCCAGGTGTTCGATGTCGCGAGCGCATTGTTGGCATCAAAAATAATGCCATGCACGGTCACGCTCGGCCCGGTGAAATAGATCCAGGCCGCATTATTATCCGTCTCGACGGCGAGGGCAGCCGCACCCGGCAGCCCTACCGTATCGCGCGTAATGACGGTCATCCCCGGCACGCCGATCAGCACGGCATTGGTTGGAATGTCGCACTCTCCATCGATCACATAGGTATCCGGCCCGAACAGAACGGGCACACCAAGCGCGCAGGCTTTGACCAGGATAGCGGTGTTATCGAACCCACCTGACGCGCCGCCCATCGCCTCAATGCGCACGGCGTTCGACAAAGCGAGCGCGAGCGTTTCATCATTGGCCGCGCCCGCAACCTTAACCACGGCCGCGCTGATATCGGTGCCGGCCGGATCGAACTGCGGCCCTTGCGGCCCAGGCAAACCCTGCGGCCCGATCGGCCCCGCCGGTCCGATCGCACCGATTCCACCCGTCGCACCAACTGGCCCAGGCTCGCCCTGCGGCCCGATCGGCCCGATCGGTCCGGTCGCACCAATCCCACCCGTCGCACCCGTCGGCCCTGGCACACCTTGCGGCCCCACTGACCCAGCCGGCCCAATCCCGCCAGTCGCACCGGTCGATCCAACCGGCCCAGGCTCGCCCTGCGGCCCCATCGGCCCTGATGGACCCGTGGCACCTTGAGGTCCGCCTGGACCAATCGGCCCCGGCTCACCTTGCGGGCCGATCGGGCCGGCTGGCCCTGCGCTCCCGGTTGAACCCGTCGCGCCGGTCGAGCCAGATCCACCAGTGCCAGCGGCGGCAACGATTTCTTCGAGCGTGACGGCGACATTTTTGAGTCCTACCGGCGCGGTCATGTCCACCGCCGGCACGATCAATGTGCCTTTGTACGCTACCTGAGTGAGCTGTGAGACGGTTGAATCAGGCACTTAGACCTCCATTAAAATGGCGCCTTCGCCATCTTCCAGCAGCAGAAATCCCTGGGCGTCTTCCAGGGTCATTATGGCGTTGCTCGGCGCGTCCGGCTGCTGCACCCAGGTAAGCACCCCGTTTTGCGTCGTGAGCCACCAAGTCTCGCCCGGGTTGGACGACATCGGATAAGGCGGCAAACCGAGCGGCGGCGCATTGATATCGCCGTTCTCGATCGTCACCCGCGCCCCGATGCCGCTCTGCGTAATCGTGATCGATGCCGGCAGAGACGCGCTCATGATGTCGGCCAGTTCGCGTTGGTGATGACGGCGGCGACGGCGGCGCTGGTGGTCGCGGCCATGATCTGTGCGGCCAACGTGTCGGCATAATTTTTGAGCGACCACACGTAATGCGCGGCTGGCACGCCAATCGCGAGCGCATCCTGCGGGGTGGCCAGCGCGATCGGAGACCCACTGAGCACCGGCCAATAGCGCGTAGGGGTAGTGGGCCATACAACTGAGGTCAGCCCGGCAATCGTGACGTGTGCCAGATTGCAAAGCTGGTTGATTTCGGATTGCGTGGTCGGATCGATCGCGACCGTGCTGCTGCCGATTACGAGGCCCGCTGCGATCTTGCTGGCGAGCTTAGCTTCGACCGTCGCGACAGAGGCGGCTTGAATGGCGGGGAGCGCGTTGTAACTGGCTACGATCGCTTGCGCGGCAGTCAGGTCGGAGACCCATAGTTCGCCCCCCTGCCACCAACAACCAATCCCCGCGGCATCCAACGCGATTTGAAGGCCTGGCTGATCCGCGAAGTTGCTATATATCTCGCTCATTAAAACTGTCCAAAAAATGCAAGGCGATTACCGCCTACACCGACAGCAGGGTTTTGGGCCACCCAGGACGATTTCGTTGCCGGCGGCAGTGTCGCTATCGCTCCTGCGTAGGTGTAGACTTGAGCGGGTACTTGGTAGATAAGGTCGGACCAGGCCCCTTCGACTACGCCCGCGCTGTTTTCGGAACAGGAAGCAAGGCTCTGTGCCGAGTCACCACAATAGTCGAACAAATAAACTCCCGGCTCTATTTTGTTCGCTATAGCAAGACTGGACAGGTAGATGCCGCCCGTGCCGATCGCGAAACTTCCAGAATCGTAGACGACCCCACTCGGGTTGCCAGTAGTAGGATCAACGCTGTTCACCACGATGCGACCGTTCCCTGCGGTTGACCCGTAGTTTTGGAAGATGCCTAAATAGGCCGGCGATTGCGCGAACCGCCAAAGGACATTGCTCCGCATCCATTGGTTGGCAACGATCTTCGTCTGCGAGTTTGTGTCGTTCCAAGTCCTGTTCGGTGAAACCAGGGTAACGAACCCTGATGGCATTCCAGTGACCGGCGGAGCTGCGGCGACCATCGAGCCATCGAGCACACCACCAGCCCCCAGCGCCGGAACCAGCCCCGCACTCGCCGCGCCCGCGCTGGTCTGCACGGGCGATATCTGAGCCAGCCGCCCGTTGACCAGAGCCAGCAGTTTTTGAAGCGCGGCCACCGATCAGACCGTGATCGGCTCTTCCGGCCGGAACATGAGGGATGTCGCGGTCAAAGCTGTCCCGACGATCTGGTTGATGTTGCCGCTCGTGGTTGGCGGCGTGACGGTCAACCCGCCCACCGTGCCGAGATACTCGAATGCCCCAGGCGTCAGCCCGGTCAGGCCGGTGACGATGCCTTGCAGGGTCACGGTGCCGGTCGCGCCACTGGCGATCGCTGCCAGGGCAAACCCGGTCGCCTCTTTGCCCGCCGTGGTGTTGTCGGCGTTCCGAACTGTGGCGACACCCGCGTTGTTGTAGATGTTGACGATCGACCCCGCCGAGATCGCCTCACTCGCCAGCACGCTCACCGACGCCTCACCCGATGAAGCACCCAACATGGTGCTGTCGATCTGCCCCGCGCTGTTCAGCGCGACGATCGCTCCGGCACTGCCCGAGCCTGCGGATGCCTGTAGCGGACTGATCTGGGAAAGCCGCCCCGCGACGAGGGCAATGAATTTTTGAAGAGCCATAACAACCTCACAAAAGAACGGGTGACGACAAATCCACGATCAGCGTGGTCGCCGTTTCGGCCACCCCGATCACTTGCGAAAATCCGACCGAAGGGGGCGATTGCGTCAGCACGCCGGCCGCGCCCACAAAAACCGGCTCGCCTGGTATCCAGGACCATCCATTGAAGCTCACCGGTCCCTGCGCCTGCACCGTAACCGTGGCGCCGGCATTGGCGCCGTTCGTGGCAACGCCAATCACCGAGCCAGCGAGCGCGGCATTCGTACTGTCCGCCGGCGAAAGCCCTGCGCTCGATGCGCTGACCGCCATATAGCCGCTCACCGAAACCGCGGCCGTACCGGTAATGGTTTGGCCGGCCGTGCCTAGCACCAGCGGCGGCATCACAACTCCACCAACGCCACCGCCCGCATTCGACATGCTCATTTGCGTGATGGGATTGTACGAACCTGGATCCGCCGAAAGCCACGTCGCCCCGCGCTCGACCCGGATGGCAAAACTCTGGCTGATCACCTGTTGGCCGGCCGCCACAAATAGCAGGTCGGCCGTTAAATTCCCCAGCGGCCAATTGGTCGTATTGGCAACGCTCACCGTCGCCACGCCCAAGCTCGACCCGAGCGTGACGCTCAGCGCAGCCACAAAATTCCCGCGCGGATCACGGACGGAACCCGCCACACTCACGGTCGATAAATCAAACGCGCTGCCATCGGCATTCGCGACCGCAAGGGTCAGCGAGAGCGATGATCCGCGCTTGATTTTAATGTCCGTCATGCGCGGCTTAGCACCAGGTGCACCACGCCCGTTGCCGCATGCGCTAGCCAATCGGCACAGACCCAAATCACGCCGAACGCGGCCACGATGCAGATCAGCGCACGAACATAATTGCAAAACGACATCGGTGCGCCGGCGATCTGCTTGGCGCAATGCCCGCGCTGCACCAGCACGGAAAGCGCCGCGCACAGCCATACGGCCCACCGCTCATGCAACTGCAAATCAGCAACTGCCGCATCCTGGCTTACCGTCTGATCAGACGCGCCGCCGAGCGCCAACACGTTAAGCGCCTCGTCGCCGAGGAGCCCAACCTGGCGCAACCAGAGCAGAAACCGCTTGGTCATGTTACCAGCTCACGATCACGCGGCCCGGCGCACCCGCGCCACCGGCCGCTGCTATCGTGCCATAAGCACCGCCGCCGCCGCTGCCGGTTGCTTGCCCTAAAGTCTGGGTGCCGCCGCCTTGCGCGCCCCGGCCACCGCCACCACGGATCGAGGAACCGCCATTGCCCGCGAAGCCACCATACGAATTGTTGATATACTGCCCGTCCCCACCGTAGCCGCCGTTCTCGCTTTGACCGCCGTTGGTCCATCCGCCGCCCTGTCCACCGGCCGAATTCTGCGTGGGCGACGCGCCCACGCCACCACCGCCGCCGTTACCGGTCAGGAACGTCCCGAAGCTCGAATTGCCGCCATTGCCGCCATTGCCGGACGGGGCGGCCGACGCCGCGCCGCCGCTGCCGGCAGCGCCAACAATGACAGGGATGATCTGCCCCGGCGTGACGCTGACATACCCGATCGCGGCCCCGCCCGCGCCGCCGCCCGCACCACCGCCGCCGCCTCCACCGCACCCACCGCCGCCGCCGCCGCCGCCGACACACATCACGTGCACGACGTAAACCCCGGCCGGCACGGTGAAATCACCGTTCGCCGAGAACGACTGATGGTTCTTGCCGATAAAACTCTGCAGCCCCTGCATCACCTGCGTCGGCGTGCCCGGCGCCGGCGCGATCCCGCACACCGTCAGAATATTCAACAACTCGTTCTGGGTGTCATTGAACCAGTTCGAGGTGAACATGGTGCCGTAGGGAATCCCCGCGCCCGGATCGGCGGCCTGGAACTGCCCCACGCCGTTGACGGTTAATGCGTACTGCCCGGTGATCCAATACATTGCGCTTGCGCCCCTGCTATCCGGTGTATGAAAAATACGGCGATGTCTGCGCCGGCGCGCGCGCCTGGATCACCGGCTGCACCAGCGATGGCGGGAACGAGTCAAAATAATCGCCGATCTCCGATCCAATGCCGGCCAAGGTCAGCACCGGCGTCGGCAGCGTCACCACCCAGGCGTACTGCGTCGGCGCCGTGGTCAGATAATCGCCGATCCCCTGCGCCACGCTCGAGACGCTGTATTGCTGAATGCTGATTGCGACCCCGAAACTCGCCGCCAGCGCGATGAAATCGGCAGCCCGCGCGCCGAACTTGCCGGTCCACCTCGTATAAGCCAGCGCCTGGCGCTGCTGCAGCGTCAACGTGCCGGTATCGCGCCCGTAGGGATCAGGGCCAAGCACCCGCTCGTAATCGGACAGCAGATTGACCGCGGTACGCGGGTTGATCTCCTGCATGAAGCTCAGCATCGCCGCTTCGACCAGCGATAGCTCATTGGCCAGCGGCGTCAGCATCGCGGCGTAATTCGTATCCGGCGTGGTCGGCATGCCATCGCCCTGCGGCCCGATCGCGAGCAACCCGTCCAGCACCTGTGCCGGCGTGCGGCCCGTGCCGCTCATTGGAAACTCACCGTGCCGAGGGTCAGCAGCGTGAACAGGCTGGGTGTCACCACGTCCGCCAATGGCGCGAGGCGCTCATGATAGGTCTCGCCATCCGCCGTCGCCAAGGCCGCATCCAGTTGGGACATATAAAGCGTGCCGCCGATCGTCAGGCTCTGCTGGAAAAACAGCGCCAGCGCCTGCTGCGCCGCCGCCTGGATCACTACGGTATTCGGCCGTACCTGCAACACCAGATTGACCGGCTGCAACGTGGCGCCGAACACCGTGATATTCGCTTCGGCCGTCACCGGTGCCAGCCCTTCGATATAGGCCTGCACCACCGCGATCTCTTCAGCGGTCGGCGCGGTCGGCCCCGGCATCACGAAAGCGCAGTTCACCACGCCGCCGCCGCAAGCCCCCGGCGGACACACACCGATCGCGCCGGGCAACGCCTCGCCGATCCACTCGACGTAATCGCCATAGTTCCCCGCGGCCGGTTCGGTGCGGATTTTCGCCAGAATGCGCGATCGCCACGACACCTCGCTTTCCAGATCGAGGCCGCCGGTAATACCGTTGGGGTCGACCGTGCCGGTTTGCGGCGCAAGCTGCGCGACCGGGCTCACCACGGTCATCAACGTGCCGGCCGGCAGATTGCCCGCACTGCCCGCCACGGCGGCCGCCACCGGCATCGAGCCCGCGCCCTCGGCATTCAGCGTCACGCCGGCGGTGCTGACATAGAGCGCCTTCCCGGGCGAGGTGAATTGAACACCGGATGCGATCACACCGTTCGCGACACCGGTCACCAGCACGTTCCCAGCCGCCGCGGTGGGTTGATCCTGCGGCACGCCCCACTCGGCGCCGTGCAGCCCGAGCCAATCCGTCGCGGTGTCGGGCATCAGCTGCTGCGCGTAATACCCTTGTTCGAAATACAGATCCTGCGCGCCAAGCTCGGTGATCCGCGTCAGCGTGGTCGCCACGGTGTTGTCGTTGCGCGCATCGATGCCGGGCAGCAGCTGCTCGAACAGCGAGGCCGCGCGTGCCGAAATCACACCGGGTGCGGGAACCGGCCAGGGCATGTTATGAAAGCGCCCGCTGCAACGCCAGTTGCGTGCGGCCTACCCGCACCAGAATGCCCATCGCCGGCGTCGCCAGCGTGCTCACCAGCCGCACCGTGACCTGCACCGCCAGATTGCGCCGGGTCTCGATCCACGCGTACGCCTCGGCCGCGTAACCTTCGGCATCCTTGCGCGTCGCCTCGGTCGCCTTGCGGCGACCGAGCAACCAGAACCGCGAACCGACCTTGCCCCCGGTCGGCGAGAGGAAATCACCAGGATACCCGCGCCGCGCCACCAGGCTCGACGGGTTGCTCCAATCCGGCACCGCATCGGTCAGCGGATCATCGGGATGCGCCCGGCGATCCGCGAAGGTGCTCATCAAAATGGCTGAAGCCGGCGTGGCATCGAGCGCGAAATCAGTGCCACTGAACATGACATCGCACCGCCGATTGATCGGATCATAGGCGAGCGCAATATCGACCACCGGGTTTGCCATTGGCGCGCATCATCGCGCGCGCGCAAATCGCCGTCTTGCTCAATGGCTTGAGCAATCAGCCGGTTATTTCCGGTGAATTTCCGCCGCTGCGGCCGTGGCACCGGTCGATCCGCGTGGCACGATTCTGACAGCGCATGACGAACCCGCGACGATCAAGCCCAGGAGCGCCGCGTGCGCGCCGACACAAGGCAGACCAAGTAAACCGGCCTCATGATCGTCCGCAGCGATGCCGATTTCGATATCGATGCCTTCCGGCGCCTGCGCCATCTCGGCGAGCGCCTGGCGCGCGGCGCGATCGATTTTTTGATAAAGCGACCGCAATTCGGCAACGGCACCAGCCGGCGCAGGGTTTCGCCCCGCCGACCACGATTTCACCGTATCAGGCCGCACCGAAAGATAATCGGCGGCCTCCCGGATCGAGAGGCCGCATCGATCGAGTAGCAACGCGAACGCTGTGATCACGCGAAGTACCCGCGCGCCTGATCATAAGTCAGGCCGATCTTCGCGCCGAGCTCGCGGCGAACGTCGCGGCGTTGGGATTTCGTCAAGCCGGGATGCGGCGCATCGAAGCGGACGAGATATTCGATATAGGCTTCGGCGTGAGCAACGGTCGGGAAGATACGCGGGCGATCATCGCCGTAAATCACATTCCCGGCCGGGGTGATGATCAGAAAACCAGCTTCGATTTCGCGGATTGTGTAAGACATCTTTAAGTTCCTCACTTCGTCCAGCGGGCCAATCCCACCGGGTATGTAAGTCTTATACATTGTCAGTGTATCGCCGTCAAATGATATTTTACTGGTTGCCATTTTTTTCTAGCCGGTCGGTGGCCCGGTCTCACCGCCTTGCGCGTCAGGATGGGTATGATGGATGTACGATCCGCCCGCGATCACCACGTCGGTCGTCACGTTCAGCGTGCCGGTCATGGTCACCTCGGCCGCGTTGATCGTGAGCGACGCCCCGGCCCAAATCTCGATCACGCCGCCCTGCTTGATATGGATGCGCGAACCATCCTGCGCATAGACGCAGGTATCGCCAGCCGCCATCCCGCCGAACCGCGCCGCGGGTGCGGCCACCGGCCACGCCCGCAAATTCGCCGGATCGCCACCCACCGCGATCAGCAGGCAGATCGCCCCGTTCGCCGGCGCCAGCGAGGCAAACCCATAAATCTGCATCACCTCGACATCTGCGCGCACGGCACCATCCGCCGTCATCACCGTCACGGTCTGGACCTCGCCGGTGTCGTTGGCCGATTGCACCACGCCGATGTTGGCCAACCCGCGCAGCGCGCCGAAAATCTCGTCGATCATGCCTCACCCATTGCGCGTCGGCCCGAACGATCGTGGCGCTTTTTTCTGAATGAACCCTTCCGATTGCGCCGGCTCCGCAATCCGGTCGAACGCGGTGCGCCCGGCGATTCCCAACACGGTCGATCGCCCCCGGTTGCTCAGCCGATAGCCCACGCTCGCGATCAGCATATCCCGGTTGATATCGGCATACGGATCGGTCACGGAAACGATCTGGTTGGGCAGCCACAACGCGCCCCCCACATCCCATTCCAGCACCGAATACTGCGCCTGCTCGCCCATGCCGCGCGCCACCCGCAGCGCCCATTCCGCCTGCGCCTGGACCGATGCCGAGCCCGATTGCGTGCGCACCCCGCGCACGGTTGGCCGGTAGCGCGTAATCTGCGGATCGATCGCGTGCCCGGTCATCTGCACGCTCGCCGCCTCCGCCACCGTCGCACTCACCGCCGGCGGCACGCCGGGCGCACTGGTGGGATTGGTGGCCGAGGTCAGCCCAGCCTTGCGCCCGTACCGCGCCAGGCGCGGATTGGTCTGGCCCTTCACATAGTAATCGGAATACCGCTGCCGCCAGTTCGAATGATAGGACGATTCGAACGCATTCCCCGGAACCTGGATCGCGGCCGGCGCCCGGCTCGACCCGCCCTTGGTCAGCAGCAAGCCGCCCACGCCATCGCTCACCACCAGCAGCGCCCGCTGCCGCGCTGCGCGTTCGAGCGCCAGCATCGCCGTCTCGCCCACCTCGATGCCGTACACCGGAAACGCATCACCCAGCGGCACATCCGCCCGCGCGGTGATCCCGAACGGCTTGGCGAAGATCTGTGCCAATTGCAGCGCATTCAAATTGCGCCACTCGACCGGCCCGGTGGGTGCGGCCGCGCAATCGACCATATCGCCCGTCATGTCGCGCCCGGTGATCGTCGCACTCAGCCGCCCGGCCGAGCGCTTGACCGAAACCTCATCGATGTAGCCCTTCAACACCGTGCTGCCGATCATCGCGATCACGCACGCCATGCCCGCGCGCACGATCTCGAACGGCGGCGCACGATCCAGGTCCGGCACCAGCGCCTGCGCATCGCGCCCGCTATCGTCATAGGTCAGGCTGAACGTGCCGGCGATATTGCGCAAATCGCGATCGACCGAGGCCACCATCCAGCGCGAGAACACATGCCCATCCACCGTGAGCGCCAGCCCGGTGGAAGACGGCGCGGCGGGGATCGACCCGCTCATGCGACCTGCAACACTTCAAGCGCGCCGCCCGGTACCAGCGCCGGGTTGGCCACCACGTTCCGCGCCACGATATCCGCATAGGTCGCGTACATCTTGCCCGGCACGTCGCCGGCGACATATTGCGCGATCAGCCACGCCGGCAGCGTGCGAGCAGTGTTCACCGTCACCACCGAGGGCAACCGCCCCACCAGCGCATTGGTATCCGAAGCCAGGGCGGATTTCAGGCTGACCAGATCATCCCACACCGGGGCTGCCAGCTGCGGCGCGGTCTGCGCGGCCGTCGCGGCCGCGACGATCGCCGCATCGAGCGCTGACATCAGCACCAGCGCCTCGGCCTGCGCGGCCTGCACCGAATCATAGGCGATCAGCGCGGATGCCTGCACCGCGTTCGCGACGATGATCGCCTGCAACGCCGCCGCCAGCGCCGGGCCCGGCGATGGGTTGGCGTTCCCCGCCGTCGCAATGCTCACCGCCTGCAACAACATCGAAGTCGCATCCGCCGGCGCGGCCGCGACCGCTGCCGTGGTTGCCCCACCTGGTGCGACGGCCGATGGCACGCCCGGTTGCGCAGCCCCCACAATCGCCGCCGGCACCGCGGCCACCGCCGCCGCCGTGGCGATCGCCCAGGCCTGGTTCGGCGTCGTCGCCGGCACCACCAGCGCCGCGATCGCCGGTGCGGTCGCAGCCCCGATCGCAGCGCCCGAACTGCCCGAATTCACGATCGCCGCGAACCCGGTTGAAATCGAGCGCACCCACGATTGCGCATAGGCAAACGCCGCCAGCGGCAGCACCACGGGTGCCAGCACGCCGGCGATCCATCCCTCGGCATCGTTGATCGTGCTGGTCACCGCCGTGCCGATCGCCGAAAGCGTATCAGCCAGCGACGGCGGGGGCGGCACATACAGGAACAGCGACAGGCTGAACCGCGCGATCCGCAGCTCGGTATTCACCAAGCTGATCGAGGCGGCGTTCGGCCCGTTCAGCACCACGGCCAGATTGCCCAGCCACGGATGCACCAACGTCAACGGCCCCGGCTGGCGCAGCACGAAGCGCAGGTTCTGCGCCTGCTGCACGTAATCATCGCCGACCAGAAGGCCGGTCACGCTGAGCACGCCATCCTGCACGCCCATGTCCTGGAAGGTCGGCTGATCGATCCCCGGAAACAGGAACCGCTGCACCCGCCGCCCGAATTCCTCGCGCGTGTCCAGCACCTCGAACGGAAACCCGCCGATTGAGGCATGCAGCAGGGAGTCATAAAGTCCGATGATATCAACCATGCGCCACTCTCAAATCACTCTAAAGCCACTCTGAAACGAGCCTTAAGGCCGGTTAAGCATCGGCCCCGTCGGCGCGCTGCCGCCCGAATGCGCGCCGCTGCGCAACGCATCGGCATGATCGCGCAACGCGGCCGCGTGATGATGCATCGCGTCCGTGTGCGCTGCGCGGTTCGAATCATTCGGCATGATCGCCGCGGGGAGGGGTTCGCCGGCAGTGCCAACGGCCATCGGGCCCCATTCCAACGATTGTTGCTTTCGCCGCCACGCGGCCGCCTGGGCACGCGTTCCGCCGGCCACCGGCGTATCGGTCGGTATTTGATCGAGCAGCCAGTTTACCGTGTGCAACGCAGGCACCAGATGGCGGCCAATCCCTCGTTCCAGCTGGGTCAGGTTTTCGTCGAGGCGATCAACGGCGCTATTGACGCCCTTGGTCGCGGTTTCGAAATCCTTCATTCCGCTGGCCATGTTTACGTTGCCCAGTTTGGAGATGAGGGCGTTGTATTGCTTCCAGTGCAACAGGATCGATTCAACCGCCATCGCCGATTGCTGATTGCCGAACATGGTGTTCAGATATTTGGCCGCGTCTGCGCCCGGCATTTTCTTCGTAATACCGTGCAGATAATCAAGCACTGCTTCCTGCTCGTTTTGCCCTTTTGCCTTTGCACCATCCTCGATCGCCCAGATCGAAACCGGCTTGATGTGATATTTATCGAACAGCGGCTGGGACGCTGCCAATCGGCGTTTGAACAATAGCCGCTCACCAGCCATCTGAATTCCAGATGAGTTCAGATAGACCAGGAAGTCCCGATAGTCGGCCGCCGCTTGGTTGGGCTGCGTCGAGTTCTTGATGATCGTTTCGAGCGATGCCGCCGCCATATTCAAGTTATCGCGCCCGGTCAGCTGCATCGTGTTCATCACGCCGCCGATCGATTTCAAATCAGTCCCAAAATTCGCGAGGCTGAAATGAGCTTGCTTCGCGGCGGTCGCCAGCATTTCGAGGGCCGGCAGCATCCCGTTCGGCCCGATCTTGTAGCTGTCGTTGATCGCAAACGCCGCATCCGCCATGTCGTAGGGCGAAACGTCATGCGCCGTCGCCATCATGGCAATGTCAGGCATTACCTCGCTCACGATCGGTGCCGGGATATGCGTGGTAATCATGCGGAAATACGCATCCGCGAGCGCGGCGCTGCTTTGCCTGTCTTTGACCGATAGATGGTCGAACATCGCTCGCAAGCGCAGGGTTTCATCCGTCGCGGCTGGACCGCTCAGTTTTTCCGTGATTGCGATCTGTCGAAGCGTCTTGTCATAATCACCGTATTTTTTAATGGCGTCGTAGCCGGATGCGATGGTGATCGCACCGATGATGCCATCCGTGAGCCAGTCCGTGTGTTTGTGGATCGTGTCCGATTCCCGCCGTGGGCCGCCCATGCGTTGAATGGGATCGCGAGGACTCGGTTCTGCATTCGGCACTTCTGATGCATTCACGCCGTTGATGGGTGCGCCAACTCCTGTCCAATTGTTCAGCGACGCATTCATCGCACGGAATCGGTCGATATTGGCATCCGCAGCTGCGCCGATCGACGTCACCGCCCGCGCCGCCGCATCGGCCTCGCCGATTGTGCCGCGCAGCGACTGGTTGATCGCACCGGGCATCCGCAGCGCATCGAGCGTCCCCTGCAAATCGCCGAGCACCACGGTCAGCTTATCCAGCGTTGCCTGCACCGATCCGAACTCGCGCTTGATCTCATCAATGCCGGCGCTCATCTGGTCGCGTAGCCGCAGCGTGACGGAAGCAACCATGTCAGCGGCCATCAGGGGTTGCCTTTCACACGCTCATGAAACTGATTGATCGCGCCGATCCAGAACCGCATCTCGACCCCGCTCAGTGCTTCAAGCTCCGCGCGCGACCAGCCGAAATGCCGGCCGATCGCGGCGAGCATCACGGGCCAGTCTGTGGGGACGTGCCTGCCAAAAAAGCCACGACCGCCATGGCCCGGCGCAGATCCGGCGCATCGAGCCGATCGATCACCGTTTTGGTGCGCGACGCCGGCAGCGTCACCGCCAGTTCGAGCAGCAGCAGCGCGCCATCGCGCCGGTCGGATGTCATCATCTGGCGCATGTCGCCACCGGTCAGCCGGCGCATTGGCAGTTCCGCGAAACTCTCCTCGCGCACGGTGCCGTCACCCGATTTGAACTTGATCGTCACGCGCCGGCGCAGTGGCAGCCGATAATTTTCACCATCGGCGATCAACCCTTCCGGCAACGTCTCGGCCGACGTGTCATCGCTCACCAGATCGGCCGCACCAGCGTTCGCATCGTCATCGAGGTCAGTCAGCATCACCACCTGGTCCGAAATGCTCACGGCAGCAGCTCCTCGGCGGTATTGGCGTTGAATGTCACGGTCATCTTGCCGCCTTCGCCGCCGGTGATTTCAACCTGGCCCACCACGAAGGCGTTGGGCGCGACATAAGTCTGGCCGGTGTCGCAGATGAACTGCAGCTCATGCTCGTTGCCGTCGCTGAACGGTGCGAGCGACGTCGCGCCGGTGTAGGGCGTCGAGAACTTCACCTCGGTCGCCATCGGCTCCTGGCTGCGGAACGTCTGCCGCCCCGCGTAGACTGGCTTGTTGACCAGGCCGCCCTGCTTGAACGTCGCCCCCTTCTCGCACGGATATTTCACGCCGTTCCAGGTGACATCGGTAACGCCGAGTGATTGTGTCATCTATCTAACCCTTATTGCGAGAATTCGAGACGCCCGGCGAGCACCATCAGATTACCGATGATCTGCACCTGCTGGCGCGCGTTCACCCGGTTCGGATCGGTCTGGTCACGCACGAACACCGCCTGCTTGGCGAGCGCCGTGGCATGCTCGATCCAGCCCAGCTCGGCGTACACCCGCGAGCGCCCAGCCCAGCTCGCCTGCAACCGGCTCGGCGTCACCACGGTCGGGTCGAACTCGGCCGCCAGCGTGCCGTCATCCGCCAGCTTGTTGCGCGGATACGTGAGCGACACGTAGCCCACCCAGTCGTAGCGGATCCGGCTCATGGTTTTCGCGACCATGATGTCGTGCCACGAAGTATCGGGCACGCCGCCGCTGCCGAGCAGATATTCGCTCACCGCGCGCTCGATCGTGACGGTGCCATCGACCTGCACATTGAACGTCGAAATCCCGGCCGCCAGCAGAATGTTCCGCTCGGTCTCGCTGAACCGATCCACGGCCGCCGGCGCGATAATCCCCGGCAACGCCAGATCGCGCAGCTGGCGCGATGGGTCGTTGGCTAGATTATAGCTGCACACACCCGCATAGGCGGCCGCGATCACCCAGGTCGGATTGAGCGGGTTCTGAAACCCGATCACCGAGGCATATTGCGAATTATACAGGCCCTGATTGCCTTGCATCGTTCCCGGCGTACCGGCGATCGCCCGATAGGCCTGCGCATCGAGCTTGCCCATCGCCTCGTAGCGCGTGGCCAACGCCTCTTCGAGCAGCGTGACATTGGCGGTATCGTTAAAACACATCACGATATCGGTGTACCAGATTGTGGCGATCGCGCTCAGCGCGTTCGCGATGCTCGGGTCGGTCGCACCGCCGGTGAGCGGCGTCGCCGTCACGGTCAGGCCAGGTGGCGTCACATCGCCCGGCTGCGGATTGATTCGCACGTCGATCGTGTTGCCCAGCGTGCCCGCATTGACGCATTTCAGCGCCGAAAGACTATTCGTCGCATCGATCGGGCAAGCCTCGCCAACGGCGGTCTGCGCATTGACCATCACCTGTATGCCGGTCTGCCCGCTGGACACCGGCACCTGGACGAAAATGCCACCCACCGAAAGGCTCAGCGTGCCGTTCGCCGTCGCCGTGCCGGTGATCGAGAAACCGCCCGTCGCCTGGGTCGCACCCGTCGCATCCGCCACGCCGATCACATCGAGCGGCAGCCAAGGGTTCGCGAGCAGAAACGATTGCACCATCTGCGCCACGATCGAGCCGGCGCCGAACAGCGCCTGCGCCTGGCCGAGCGAATAGACTGGATAAGGCACGTTCGGCGTGGCGTTACCCACGCTGATCGTGCCCGCGCCATCCGGCGCGGGATCATTGGTGGCCGTGATCATCTGCCCGATGATCAGCGCCTTCGCGGGATAGCTCAGCAGCCCGGACTGCGAATAATTCGGCCGCACCTCGTAATAGGTGCCGGGCACCTGGATATTGTACGGGATTTCCGAAAAACTGATCGTCTGGCTCTGCGCCGGCGCGAGCGCGCCCCCGAAACTCTGGCTCATGATTTCGCTCCCGTGGGTTCGGACTTAACCGGCGTGGCCGCGATCGCCGGCGCAGCTGCCGCTGCCGGCGCGGCCGGCGCTACCACCAGATCCCCAATGGCGATCCATTTGCGGATCAGCAGCGTCAACGGCACCGTCGCACCCGTGGCCTTCAGCGGCTTGGCACCCGGCTCCAGCCGCACAACGCGCCCGGCTCCCGGCACGACTTTCACCATGTCCATCAGTTCGTCTCCATCTGTGTCGGCACCGCGATCACATCGTTCAGCTCATCAACCCCGCCCGCGTTGCCCACCGGCGATGCCAGATTCCACACCGTGTTCAACGTCTCGAACAAGCCGAGATCACCCGGCGGCGTCACCGCATCGATCAACGCGATCGTGGTGTTTACGCTCAGGTCGACCACGCACGTCGCCATGTTCTCATCCCAGCCCTCGCCATAGGCGTTGCTGGCCCGCACCACCGCGACGGATCCCACGGCGGGGATTTTCAACCCGTGCAGGATCGCAACCGCCACCTGCGTCATCGCAAACAGGCCGGGCGCATCCTGCTGGCCCTGCAAATCGCCGAAATACCGCGCCCCGATCGAGTAATTGTTCTTCGCGACCAGAAACACTGACCATCCGCTGAACCCGCTGAACAGCCGCCCGGCCTCGCGCGTCGGCGCCACGTCGTTCCAGCCGAGCCCGATGAACGGCGTGCGCGAGGTCAGCTTGCCCCACGCCTTTGCATCGAGCTTCGCCGGCACGAAATCATGCTGAAACAGGCTCAGCGGAAACGCCGCCTGCAACCGCGCCTGGAGCGCCCGCCCGATCAGATTGAGCGGGCCCGGCATGATCGCCTGGACCGAGGCTGGAATCGCCCCGCTCATGCGCCGCCGCTCCAGAACCCATCAACCTGCGGCCCGCAGCCGGTGCCGTAATCCGCCAGCGGATCGGGATTATACACCTGTGTCCGGCTCGATTGCGTGGCGTAGCTCTGATCCGATACCGGCACTTCGGCCAGATCGAGCAACGCCGTCCCCGCGCCGATCGCGCGCAACCAGGTCATCACCTCCTTGCGGTCCTCGATCGTCTGTTCCGAAGGATTGCGCTGCTCACCGATACTCAAATCATACCGCGCCAGAATGCAGCACGCCCGGCGAATTTCCGGGGGTGCGACCGTCAACGGCATCCGGTAACGCTTGCGCAGCCACGTATCGATGATCGCGGAAGCATCATCGAGCGCGCGGTCGATCATCTCGCCGTTCACGCTGACCATCGGCGCGCCATCGGCGGTCGACAGGCGGATCATCTCCGCCTGGCCGAACCGATCGATCATGTCGCTGACGGCCGCGTAAGCCATGGTTAAGCCTTGGCCCCTTTGCCCGGTTTGCCGCTTTCGACCGCCGCAACCTTGCGCGCGGCATCGTGCTCACGGGCGAACGCGTTGCCCATCAGCTGCTCGACCATGGCGGGCGTGGCCATTTCGCCGATCGCGAGGCTGAACGCCTCGTCGCCGCGCAATTCGGCCAGCTGTGCCGCGCTGAAATGCGAGAGCGGATATTCCGCGACCTGCGGATGCTGCATGCCGGCGCGCCACCGGCCCGGCACGCGGCAGAATACGACCAGTTTCTGATCCATGATCGATGCCTCAGTTCAGCCAGGGGTTTTCAATCGCCGTCGCCAGCCCCTTGAAGGTGTTGGACGCCGTGCCCGATGTGCCGACCAGCGGATCACCCGCGGGCAGGAACTCGTTCTCGCAATAAGCCCGCGCCTGCGGATACAGCGACGTCGGCACCACCAGCTGCAAGCCGGTCATGCCAATACCCATCGGCGTGCCGTTCGGCCGGCGCAGTGCCGCCATCGCGGCGCGCGCCGTCTCCAGATTGGCGACGGTCAGGGCGTTGTCGCTCCGGTACGCCAGTTGCCACAGCCCATACCCGGCCGCGCACCGGCCATCGACGCCCCAGATGATTTCCTTGTCGAAAAACACCGGATTATCGGTCAGCGAGAATTTCGGCACGATGCGGAACGGCTGGCGCGTCTGGAAAATAAACGGCTTCTGCACCTTCGACGTGTCCAACAAATACCAGCTCGGGCCGGTGTAGCCATTGGTCGCCGGCATATAGTTCGGCAGTGCGGTCGGCTGGCCCAGCGCATTGTAATTCGGATGCGCGGTGTCGAAAAAATACTGCCCGTCATAGGTCGGCTGCGTCGTGCCGTTCCGAAACAGCCCCGTGGTCATCAAATCCGGCTGCTGTGCCGCATCCTGGCCGATCTGCGCGGCAACGCCGGAGAGGAAGCCATACTGGTCATCCTCCACCTGGTGCGCGTCGGCGCGGATGGTCTCTTCGAACGGCTCGTTCTCGATGGTGAAGAATTTGGCCGACAGATCATAGACCACGCGGTCGCCGGTCCAGCGACGCAGGCCCGGAAGCATGTCGAGGCGCGGATACAACTCGCTGCGGCCGGTGCTGGTCGCGAGAAACGACCATTTCTTGTAAAGGCTCGGCGTCGCGTACAACTGTGTGTTGAACGACATGTTGACCGCGTCATTGATCGACAACAACAGCGGCAGATTGATCTGCGGCATATCAGGCTCCCGTAATCAGAACGAAGGTGTTGCCGTTTTCGATGCCGGCGAGAATGCCGATCGCGCCGGTGAAACCGGTGGTCGGCTGGATCAGCGTGAGCGTGCCGTCATCCACCGCATAGACCGGCTGCCCGATGTTCGAAAAAACCGCGCCCGGCACGGTCATCATGTAGCACTCGCGCGCGGCCACCAGCGGCTGCGGGCTCGGCGTGGCCACACCGACGTTGGGGTAGGTGTCCACCGCGATGCCCGCGAACGCGACGCAGGCGGTGGTGGCGATGCCCGCGACGGTGCCGGCCGCCGTCTGGATCGGTTGCAGCTGCCCGGCCGCATTCAAGCCCACGACGGCGCCGCCATAGACAGTGACACCCGGCGCCACCGGATAGCCGAAATCGGTGCGGCCGGAGCGCGCGCCGCGCCGGGCCAGAATGATCGGTGCTGAAAGCGCCATCAGTTCGCTCCCTTCTCACGCTGCGCCTTGCGCCACGCTTTGAACGCCCCCGGCTCGATGCCCATTTTCGAGCACACCGCGGTATCCTCGGACGACATCATTTCGGGGTCTTCGCCAGCCTTGAACTTGCCATCACCACCGCGCGCGGCGTGGATCGAGGGCATCCCAGCGATCAGCGTCTCGACGGTCGCGGGATCGCTCATGTGCTGCGCGATCAGTTGCTCGCGCACGGCCACGATCGGCTTGCCCGCGGCGATCGCCGCATCGATCACGGCAACCGCCTTGTCGTGCGCCTGCCCCTGCTTGATCGTCGCGATCTCGGTTTGCAGCGCGATCACCCGATCCACCGGCACAGTCGTCTTGCCGAATGTGGCGATCTGCTCGCTCTGGCGCGCCACGGTCTCCCGCTGCGCGTTCATGGCGACAAGGCAGGCTGCCTCATCCGCCGTGTCCGGCAGCCCAAGGGCATGCCGCACTGTGGAAAGTTCCATCATCACTCCTGTGGATTGAGCCGAGGGTTTCGCGGGGTCAGCCGCGCTGTGCAGCGTCGCCAGCTGCGCGATGTTCGGCGTGTTGGTCAGCGCCGCGCGCAATATCCGCGTGACCGAGCCGTCTTTACTGTGGGTAAACACCGGCGAAACGCCGCGATAAGCCTTATCGGTCATCAACGCCGCGCCGGACTCGTTCCATTCGACATGACCCCAAATCCCATCGGCGCGTGCTTCCAGCCGGTCGAACCAGCCCCGCGCGGGACTGGCGACGCCCGTGGTCTGGGCAAAATCCGTCGCGTGATTTTCATCGAGTGCGATCTTGCCCTCGGCCATCGAAGCCGCGATCACCGCATCGGCGTTACCGACCTTGTATGGCCCGCGCCCATCCCGCCCATAAAAAACCCCCGCCGGCACCAGGTGCAGCCAATCCGGTGCGGCTTGCGCCACCACCGAATGAGCCGCGCCGTCGCCGGCGGGTTGGGCAATACCCAGGTAAAGGGAGGAAACGTCCATGGCCCGGAGATTACCGGCGCGGCAACCGCTCGGCTTGCTCAAGCCGTTTAGCAATCGTCTCCGGATCGGGGTATTTTCGCGCGCGCGAGCCTGAAATCAGAACTGGCCGTTTTAAGCCCGTACAAGGCGCGTCCGTCCCGGCAGCGTAGTAGCTCGAAAAATCCGGCGCAAGCCGCTGGACCCCATTTTAGGGCGTCTTAAGCTCGTCTTAAAATCCGACCGGTCCCTGCGCCGCGCATCCGCCGCTCACGCCTCGAAAACCCGCTCCACGAACGCCAGCGTATCCTCGATGATCATCTCCGCATCGGCCGCGCTGATCCCCAGGTACGGCCGCGCCGGAATTCGCACGCTTTTCACCCGAATGACCCCCTTGGTGCCCAGCTCGAACACCAGCGCCTTCGCCCGCACCGGTTTGATCACCGCGCCGAACTGGTGAACCGCCGCGTAGATCATCGAGCTGCCAATCCGAACGGTGCGCCCCGCCGTCTCGAAATGCACCGAGTCCCGCAGATTGCCCGATTGCACCAGGATCGGCCCCGGCCTGCGCACCTCCGCATAGGCCGCATTCAGGGGCGCCCACGCCGCGCCATCCGGCCCCACATTGGTCTCGAACCGCCGCCGCGTGGAATCCACCAGGCGCTCGCCCAGCAGCGCCATCAACCGCTCCGGCCGCTCGCCCACCGCAGCCAGCCGCGCCAGCGCATCGATCACCGGCCGCTGATCGAACTCGACGGTGAAGTTCACCCCCGGCATCAGCCGAGCAATCGCAGCAGCAGGATCACCAGCGCATTGAGTGCCTTGTTGTGCTGGAGGGTGAGCACCAGGTGCTTGCCGTCCGCACGCTTCTTGCCGGTCAGCGTCACGCCGCCATCCGCGCCATGCTCGATCGATGCCGGTTCCGCGATGATCGCTGGCAACCGGCGCAGCACGCTCTCATCGATCGCATCCTTCATCGCCACCTTCATCGTCTCCGCCGGCAGCAATATCCGCGTGGCCTTCCCGTCAGCGCTGGTCATGGCATCGCTCGGCACGCCAACCTGCACCGCGCCCTCCGGCTCATTGATGAACGCCCGCAGCGTCTCGGGCGACACGCTGGCCTCACCGTCCGGCGCCAGCACCGGCGGTGTCGCGCCGATCGCCGTCACCTTCGGCGCTTCCATCGGTGCCTTCGCGCCCATTTTCCAAATCTTGCCCGGATTGCCGACGAAGCCAGGATCAACCCCGGTCGGCACCTTGGTCACCACACCCGTCGTCTTGTTGATGTAATCCCGCCACTCGATCTTCGGCGATGCATCCGGCCCTTTTTTGCCGCGCCGGCGCAAATCGCCTTCCGACACCGAATACACAATGCACCGGCAACCCCAGCCGCACGGCGGGTAATGCGTATCCCAGAACGGATCATCCGCCCGCAGGATCATCCCTGACCAGGCCACGTGCTGCGGCCGGGGGCGCTGCACCGGCGTGTGATACCATTCCCAGTAGGGAAACGCCGCCAGCACATCCGGCTGCGTCGCCTGGGCATACCGCCCGGCGGCCGCCGCCGTGCTCATGTTGGTCTCATAGATCACCCGCGCCCGCCACTGCGGATGCCCGTGATGCACCCAGCCGTGTTTCTGCACGATCGCATCGAACTCGGTCTGGAACGCCTTGAACCCGGTACCCTCCGCGATCGCCTTATCGACCGCGCCGCGCAGATCTTCGATCAGCGCCTTATCGGTCGCTCCGGCCACCGCGAACGAGCGCGCATGCGCCTGGTCCATCACCTGCGTCCAATGCGCGGACGGCACGCTCACCTTCTGGCGGAAAAAATCGATCGCCTCTTTGTACGGCAGCCGGACCGCTTCGGCGGTGGTTGGCATCGGACTATCCCTTCGCGGGCTGCAATTCGTCCAACAATGCCGCTTGTCCTGCCAGATGCGCAAGCGCCATGCCCCGCGCCATCGCCGCCTCGAACGCGGCATCGTCGAGTTTGAGCGGCGCCAGCTTCGCCGCGAAATCCGCCAGATCGGTCGCGGACATCATCACCGCGCGCAGCTGCTCGGTCATACCCTCCAGCGCGCCGGTGGCCTCGGCCGATATCTGCGCCGAGAGCGCATCAAACACCGCCGGCATCTCCGTCTTTAACCCACCGCCTTGCGCCGCGTGCATCGCCACGAAACGCCCGAGGAGCGCCCCCTGCACCGCATGCAGCGCCCGCTCATCCGACAGCGGATTGATCTCGGGATGCGGATTGGCCTTGATCTTCAAGGCAGCCGCCGCAGTCGGATCGCTCGACCCCGCCGCACCGCCCGCGCCAGGCGCACCAGGCGGTGGTGGCGGCGGCGGCCCCAGCACCTCATCGCCGTCTTCCGGCTTGGTCAGCTGCAACCGATCCCTGATCTCCGCCGCCTTCACCTTGAACCCCAGCGGCCCCAAATCCGCCACCGCCGCGATCACATCGCTCATCGGCACCTGCTCCGGCCGGCCGATCGTCACCTGCGGATACGCGTCCTGCGGCCCGAACGTGAAGGCGATCATTGTCGCCACCAGCTGCCGCGTGATCGAGTTTTGCAGCAGCCGCGCATCATACCGCTCGACATCCTGCTCGGCCGCCCGATGCTCCTGGCCCACCGCATGCCCACCCGAGATCGCATCCGTGCTGGCGGTCGAGCCCAGCACCAGCTTGCTGACCTCGTAGTTCAACCAGTTTGCGCGCACCGGATAGAGATCAACACCTTCCTTCCCCTTCGGCTCGATGAACTCCATCTTCATCGAGGCCGGGATGATCGCCGCCAGATCACCGGCGATCGAACTCACCGCCCGCCACAACACCCGCTTGTCCGATTCCGAAGCGCCCGGCCCATACGTGCCCACCCGCACCGGCAGCCCATAGGCTTGCGTGAATACCGCCCAGTCGCGCAGCGTGTAGCTCGAAAACATCCACAGAAACGCCACCGCCCGCGTCAGGCCGGACCGCACCGGACCGCCCGATTTGCTCGGGTGGCGATGCACCAGAAACTTGTGCTTCGCCAGCTCCTCGAACCCGGCCAGGGTGCGCAGCCACAACGTCTCGCCATCTTCCCAGCTCAGCTCGAAAAACCGTGGCGTGCGCCAGCGGATTTCCGCCGGGCGCACGACGCCCGGCTTGGTCTCCCACATGATCTCCGAAACCGAGAACCCTTTCCCGATCGCATCCGTCACATCGTACAGCGCATGATCGAGCATCCCGGTGGCGAGCCATGCGCGGACAAAATCCGCGTGCTTCTCGCCGTTCTTGATGTCCGGTGCCGTCGTCACCGTCATCGGCAGCTGCGTCACCTGGCGGCGGCGCTTGCTGAGCACCGCGTAGTAATGCGGAAACAGCTCCTCGATCTCTTCGGCCAAGATCATCCATTCGAGCGTGTTGCCGGCGTCCGCCGCGCGGATGATCGCACCCAACCGCTGCGGCGACATGCCGAACGCGACATGCCCCTCGAACGGCGGCCGCGCGCTCTGGTAATCCGGCGCCGATATCTCCTGCGTCAGCAGCTTGCGCGGGATCTGCGCGCCGTATTGATCGACCAGCGACGACATCGGTTCAGCCACCGCTCATCCCTCCCATGGCACCGTTCACCGCTTCCCAATGCGCCTGTCTGCGCGCCATCTCGTCGACGCACAGACGTTGGCGCTCGATCGCGGCATCACGCGCAGTGAGCCACGCGGTCAGGCCGTTCTGATATTCCGCCAGTTTTTCGGCCTCCATCGCCGCATCGAGTTCGGCGCGCAGCTCGGCGGCGCTCATCTGCGCGATCGGCTTAAGCAAGTCCCATCTCCTTCACGATCGGATCATCCGGCGGCAGTTTCGGCGTCAACGGCGATGCCGGCATCTGCCGTCGCCATTTCCAGGCCATATCCTTCACCCGATCGATATCGCCCCGCGCCACGGTGCCGTTGTAAACGTTCAGCGCCAGATCGAGCCGCTTCAGAAACTCGGCATTGGCTGGGAATTTCATCGCATCGCTCGCCATCAACCGCGTGACGATCTGGCCGATGTACATCGCTTCAGATCGCGCCTGGCGATGCGCGTCCTCCGCCGCCGTCTCTTCCCGCTCGCCGGTCTCGCGCGCATTCTCGATCATGCCATCACCCCCCCGCGCAACGGCGGCATCCAATCGCGTCCCGCCGCCCGTTCATCATCCTCATCCGCCGGCGCGCGATCGTGCCATTTCCGCGCCTCTTTGGTGTCGTTGCGCACCGGATCATAGGCGTATTCTTCCGGCTCCTCGCGCGACGCGAAATACGCCAGCGCCGAAGCGATCGCCGAATCCCCGTGGCGCTTCTTGCCAACATCGCCGGACCGCTCGATCACCTTGGCAACCCCGCGCACCAACCCGACCGCGCGATGATCGCTCAGAATGTCCCGATCGCGCGGCAGCGTCAGCATCGCGTCCTCGAACGCGGCTTTCCACGGCGGCATCTGCTCGCGGTACCAGCTCTCCGACAGCATCACCTGGATCACCCGTGCGCCGAACCGCTGCGCCGCCACCTCGGCCAGATACATGCCGTTGCCGGTCGCATCGAGGGCGGCGACAAAATTGACCAGCCGATCACCAAGCCAGAAAAACACCTGCTCCTGCTGCCGAAACGGGCAGTCGCGCAGTTCGATCACCAGCGCCGTGCGCCGCACCAGATCGCGCCCCACCGCAAACACCCACACCACGGTCAAATCGCCCTTGCGCGCGAAATCCAGCCCGATCGCGTAGCGCCCATCCTTCGGCAGCGCGGTGACGATCGGCTCCAACTCGGTCTCGATCCAGTGCGAAGCCTCGGCCTTGCGCAGATGCTCGGCCCATTCGCCGAACCCCGATGCGCAGTTCCACCGCGCCACCGGAATCCCCACTTCCATCCGCGCCTCGATCAGCGCGCCCGAAAGGTAGCTGCCCGCGCTGGCGGATGGCACGACGAACAATTCCTCATCAGCACCATCGCCGTAGAAACCGATGATCTCGGTGCGCCACGCCGTCTCGGCCTCCGGCGACCAGGTCTTTTTGGTGGTCAGGCAGATGCGCTGATACAGGCCTTGCGCCAACGCCTCATCAAACGTCAGCCGCTGCAACTCATAAGGCCGGCGCCCGGCGCGGATGTCCTGCACCAGCACGTTGAACGGATTGGTCTCGCCATTATGGGTCGAGATCACAATGATCCGCCCACCCCAGATCAGCAGCGCGAAGGCCGATTTCAGCAGCTCTTCCAGCTCATCATGGAACGCCGCCTCGTCAATGATCACCAACCCCTGCATACCGCGCAGCGCGCGCGGCGCGGAGGGCAGCGCGAGCACCTTGAACCCGGATGCGAATTTCACCCGGAACGCGCGGATCGACTTCTCCGGCCCATCCTCGAACAGCGTCTCATCCACCTCGGCCGCGGCCGGCTCGACCTGGCGCGCCCACTCCGCGCAATAGTCGATGAACTCTCGCGCCATCTCTAAGTTGTAGCCCATATAAAACACGTCCATGCCGCCGGCACCGATCCCCGCCGCCGCCGTCAGCACCGCGATCGCCGCGGCCGCCCACGAATACCCGGTGCGCCGCGACTTCTCGACCACCAGCACCGCGGACATCGCCGTGCCGGCCATAAGCCGCTGCTGATAGGGCAGAAACACATCAGGCAGATCGAGCGCGGTGCTCACGGCCAGCTGCTCAGCTTTTCATGGCGCGCCACGGCCTCGGCATAGCCGCCACCCACGCTCGATGATCCGCACCCGTTCGGCCGCTGCTCGGCTTTGCAATCCGCCAGTTCCGCCTCCAGCTGCGCCGCGCGTCCGATCAGTTCATCGATCGTCTGCATCACCTCGGTAAAAAACGGCACCGGCGGCAGCCGCCAGTTCCCCTCCGCATCGAGCTTTTCGCCCAACGCCAGATCGGTGAGCTTGGCATGATGCCGCCGCCAGCGCGTGCGCTCGCGCTCATCCATGCCCGGCCACCTGCACAACACCCATCACCCGCTCCGCCAGCATCGCCTGCGTCGCCGCCAGCACCGCACATTGCATGCCCGGCACCGCGCCCTCGATGATGATCATCGCCATGTAATCCGTCAGCGCCCGCAACAGCGCCCGCTGATCGCAGCCCTGATGGGCCAGTCGATTGTGCATCCCATCCAGCAACATGCGCACCGCGCCCGCCTGCGCCTCGATCGCCTGGCATTCCTCAGGGCTCATGTGGGCAAACCCAGAATGCGTCGCGCCAGCGTGCAATTCGCCGGCAGCGGCGCGGTGCCATATGCCATGCGCTCGGGCTTGATTTCGGGAACGTCCCACAGCCCGCTCGGCGGTGTACCGCGCCCTTTGACATCAAGCCCGGCGCTCCGTTTCAAGGCCGGCAGCCGATTATAGACCGAGCTGACCGCGATCTGGAGCCGTGCCGCGATCTCAATACAGTTCAAGCCCTGCTTATGCAGTGCCAGCATCCGCACGCCGATATCACCCAACTCAAAATGCGCCTTCCTGCTACGGCTCATACCGCGCGCTTCCATGGCTGCGTCACCCACGGCCAGCCCTCGGCTTTCGCGCAGGGTTCGATCGCGCAGTAAACCCGCTCGATCAGGCCATTCGCATTTCGGCCGGATGCCAACACCGCGATCCCGCGCTTGCCGCACACACAGCATACGCCATCCGCCAGCGATCCCGCGAACGGTGCGACCTGCTTGGCACTAACCCGGCGCATCGGCCGGCCTCACGCCGAATATCCCGGCCTTGATCTGCGAGAGCGTCTCCGCCGTCAGGCCGCCCGCCTTCGCCACCTTCTCGACCGCCGCGACCGCTTCCTTGGTCGCCTTTTCCGCCGCCCGCTTCTCTACCGCTGCAATCGCATCGACATTGGTTTTGGTTGCGCGCCCCAGATGATCCAACGCCTTGGCGAGCATCATCACACCTTCGGGATTGCCATCGAGTGCGGCGCGGCCGCGCGCATCGATCGTCTCACCATCCTCTGCCCGCATCATGACATCGAGCACCGCAGAATGAAGCAGTTCGATGTTCAGCCTCGCCGTCTTGCTTTCCGGCGCATCACCTAAATTGCGCATCAGCGCGTCCGCTACGTCGCGCGAGCGCTTGGTCTTCTCGCGTAGCCCATCGAACCCTTTCAGATGCCGCCCCAACGCCGAGCGTGAAACGCTCGACTGCATATCCGCCAGATGCGCCAAAATTTCATCGATCGTATGGCCCGCCTCGCGCAACCGCCCGATCGCCTCGCGCACTTCCGGCGGCAGCCGATCGACGCTGCTGGGCCTGCTCATGCGGGTGGGCGCCGCGCCACACCCGGATGATGCCGGCCGCGTGCCACGTCCTGCCCGCTCTCGGTCAAGGTAGTGAGCCACACGCTGGGGCCGTTCGGCTCATCACCACCCAACCGCTCGACCCGCACCAACCCGTGCTGCGTCAACCAGGTTAGATCAGCACGAATAATGTCCCGCCCGACCCGATGCCCGAACCGTTCCAACACCGCCTTGAGCGACAAATCGTTCATCCGGTAATCATCGGCCTCGTTCAGCGCGCCTAGAATGAACTGACGGCGATCCTCGGCGAGAAGCTCGGCATAATCGCTCATGACGGCTTCCCGTCCAGCAGATGCTCCTGGATGATCTCGAGCTGGCGCGACACGCCATCGAGCGCCTTGCTCACACCCTGCACGGTCGCCCCGGTCGCCGCCGTCGATTGCTCGATGGTGCCGAGCCGCAGCCCGATGGTCGCGAGGTCAGCGTGCGTCGGCATGCTTGCGGTCCGGGTCTCCAGCGTTTCGACCCGCTTGGCCAGATTGTCTGCGTCCACTTTTTTGGCCAACCTCACCTGCAAACGCAGCATCAGCGCCGAGATCAATGTCGACGCACCCAGAATCGCGACCGAGATCACATCGAACGGTTGGCTTGAAAGCTGCATTAGTTTTTACCTCGGGCGGCCGCGGCCGAGGCCTGCGCCATGTAATGCGTTTTGACCCTGCTATCGCTTGACGAACCCACCCAGAACGACACCACCGAAACCGCCATCGTCGCCAGCGTGCCCAGCAGCACGTTGATCAGCGCTTCCGATCCAGCCGGCACCGCGCGCAACAACAACGCACCCACCACCACGCCGAACGTCACCAGAACCACAACGGAAATCACCACCGGCGCCCATTGCACGGGCGAGCCGGCCTTGGTCAGCGCCTCTTCTTGCGCGCGAGCATTGGCGACATCGCTCAGCCGCGCGGTCAGCTCATTCACATGATCCTGCCAGCCGGCCTCCGCCTGCTGTGCTGCGATCTGCGCGAGCCCGATCCGCATTTTCGCCGCCACCGCCGCATCGGCCAGCGCCGCCGCCTGCGCCTGCGGGTCGGCCGTGCCGGTCACGCTGGTCGCGAGCGAACTTACCGCCTGCTGCACCGCCGGCGCGTTCTTGCCGAACAGCCATTGCCCGATCGCCGGTTCAATCCCCAGCGCCAACCCGCCGATCGCGCCGATCGCCGTGCCGAACCCCGGCACGATCGACCCGGCCGACGCACCCTTGGCGACATCCTCGGCGATGGTCGCGGCCGTTCCCAACATGTCGCTCATGTCAGTCTCCTCAGTTGAAAATGAACGGCGCCGCGATCGACGCGCCGAACAGCATCCCGGCGAACACTTCGCCCCACGATTGCCCGGTCACGAATTTCGGAATGCTCGGCAGCGGCGCCCGCGCGATGGTGTAGGCCTCACCGAACGCCGCACCGCACACCAAAACCATCAGCGGCGGCATCGTCGTCCAGTGCGCCACCCATGCGACCACGATGGCCGATGGCGCCACGCACACCACACCGGCCTGCGTCATGCCGACCCAATCGTGCCAATAACTACCGGGCGCGAGTCCCAACCGGTCGGGCAACCAGCGCAACCAGCTTTTCTCCGGCGCGTAACCGGGAACATCTTCCGTCCCCATTCCCTGAAACGGCCCCCAGCCCGCCATCAGTAGACCGATGAATATCGCCGGGATCAGCAGCAGCGCACGCCAATCCGCATGCAGCAGCGCGAGCGGTGCCCCCATCAGCACCGCACACCCCAACCGCGCACCATCCGTGCCCGGATCGATACCGGTGAGCGTCGTGAACGCCCCGCCGCGCAACCGCCAGACAATGCCGGCATAGATCACAAACAAAACAAACAGCGCGAGCGGGCTCATGCGAAACCTCCCAAATCGGCCGCCTTGAACGGCAACGCCGCCAGCCGCCGCGACCATCCCAACCCGAAGCTCAGCCATTCAGCGAGACCGCCCATGAAATCGATCCGCCGCGCCAGCAGCTCGACCGCCAGCGCCTTGGCATCGGCATGCACAGCCCTATCGCGCGCATCCCGCGTCTGCGGCCCCATCACGCCATCGACGGCCACATCAAGCGCCGCCTGCAGAAACCGCACCGAACGGTCGACGCCATTGTTCACCGCCGCGTCGAACAGCAGCAGCCCGATCGCCGGCGGCACCGCATCACCCTCGATCGGCGCCCAATACGCCACCGAATAGATCGTCCGCGCCTGATCGAGCGTGAGGTTCGCGATGTCCGTGCCAGGAAAGGCCGAAGCCGAAATGCCAAACTTCGTGCCCTTGCAGACACCCGCATTGACCACGCCGCCGGTCCAGTTGCCGGGATCGGCCGGATCGTTGGTAAACCCGCCCTCCTCACCGATCAGGATGGCGAAAACCTTGATAAATACGGGGGAAATCGTCTGAACCATGCCGCGAGACTACGCGCGCCCGCGAAACCTGCCTTGCTCAAACCTTTGAGCAATCGACCCGTTCAGGTCAGATGTTCATCGACATCTGGCGCTCATCGCGCTTGGCGGCGAGCAGCTTGTAAACCGTCGCCTCGGTGCAGCCCAGCCGCCGCGCCATCTCGCGCCGCGTCATGCCACGCGCATCATAGACCTGGATACGCCATTTCTTCGCCGTCGGCACCTGCATCAGATGCCCCCCGAAATACTGCACCAGGCGCAGATATCCGGAATCGCCCAGCTGCGCGCGCAGCGGGCTATCCGCACTGGCGGACATCGGCACCGAAATCCGCGTGCCACCATGCGCCTCGATCAGCGCAACAGCGGTCTCGGTGCCGAGCAATTCCAGCAGGGAGCCCAGTTCACTCACGGGAGCACGCTCAACCGTGAAAAGGGTGGCCCAATTTGGGCCACCCTCGCAGTCACGTCAGTTTGGCGAGAGCAGCTTCTCGCAACAGCTTTGCAGGTCACGCCCGAGCAGGACGAGCAGATGCCCATGCCCCGCCGCGCTGACCGGCGGCAGATCGTGACCGACCTCAACCAGCAGCGCCCCGAGCGTCTCCAGCGCGGCCGCCGCGTTGAACACGTCGGAGAGCGTGTCAGACGGCTGCATTGGAATCGCCCCCATCCGAGAACGGCAGTTGAAGCTGCGCCAGCTTGGCCCGCATCTTGCGGAATCGCGAGACCGCGCCGGAGGCGTAACCCGCGCGCACCGCCTTCCGGTCGTTCTCCAGCAACGCCGCCATGATGCGGCTTTGCGCCTTCGCCAGCGCATCCCTCTCGTCGGCCAGCGCAATCAGGGTTTGATCCGGCGAGACCATCCGCTCTCCGCGCCGAAAGGCGTCGATCGCATCCGCCGTCAACTCGCCCCGGCTGAGCAACCGCTCGATCTCGTCCAGCACATTGACCACTTCCATCGTCGGAGGGGCAGAGGCAATCTGCTCCGAGCCGATCATCGGCTGACGCCTGATGCCTCGTTCCGCTTGATCTAGCAACAACAGCGCGACCTTCTCGCCCGCCTCCGTTCGGCTGAGAAGCGCGAGCTTGAGAGCGCCCTTCCTGCTGAAAACTCGGACCATCTGCGTGCCCGAATCCGTCTCTTCCGGAATGAATGTCGCCTCGTGGATCGTAAAGGGAACTCGCTCCAAAATCCGCCGCGAGGTCCGGACAGAAATGTCCAGGGCTGGACAAATTTGACCGACCCTCACCCAGTCCTGAGGAACCGGGTCGGAGGGAACGGCAACCATCTTCGTGAATTTTAACGCAGTCATAGAACGCTCCTACATAGGGAACCGCACCATGCGATTCCGGGTGCTGAAAAGCTGCTGTAGGGACAGCCGCGCAGGTCTTTAGGCTGCGCTCACGCGCCACCCTCGGACATACACCTGCGCCACCCGGAATTATGGGAACGGCTCCAACGCGGAACCCGGCGCCTACAGTCAGCTTGCGTGCGGCGCAGGTTTCAGGCTGCGTCGTAGCGAGCGGAACCTGCGCCATGTGCGTCGTTGTCGTCAAGCGGAAATTTCCGTGGTCGATTTGGCCGCGCGCTCACGCTTGAGCCACGCCTTCAACCCCTCGTTCACCTTGTTCGCCTGCTCGGGGTTCAGAAAATCGGGTGAACTCACTCCGTCCGGCGTCAGATCGCACCGCGTCTGTCGCCGGACGAACGACCGTAAAGCCGCATCTGATCCGTCTCTCAAATGTGGTTTCAGCGCCCACCAGAGCGCATAGACCTTGCGCACATGCGGATGATTGGCCTGCTTGCGATACCGCCGCGCATCCGGCGCATCGTGAAACCCAAGCCGCTTGAACTCCGCCAGCACCAGGTCAAGCTCGGCGATTGCCAGCGCCGTGCTGCTATCCTTGCCGGTAATACGGCGCAGCAACGCACGGTAGCTGTCATCCTCCATCGCGAGCTTCTTCTTCGCGATGTGGATTTTCGCAACCCGCGCGCGCCGCAACGCCGGATCAGCCGCGACGGCGCTCATCGCACCAACTCCCACCCAAGCCGCGCGACCGCGCCGAGCACGAACGCCGAAACGCAAGCCGACGCCAGGAACATCGCCGCCAGCATCAACCCATCGAGCTTCGATCGCCGCGCCGGCCGATCATCCTCGCTCACCAGGCGCAGATGCGGCCCACCTGAATTCGCATGATTCATGACACCACCTCATCCAGCGCGGCTTCGAACGGCTCGACCACGAATTCCTCGGTCTGCTCAATCTTGATTCCTGGCACGCCGGCGACCGCAACCGGATCGGCCAGAATCGCCTCTTTCGAAATCTCGACCTTCTCGCGCAGGAAATTCGCAAGTCCCATCCGCCGCAGCGCGTCCATCACCGCCTCGACGCCGGTGATCTTCACCTTCGGCGGCGTCACCCGCCACCGCACTTCGCCCGAGGCGAACGCCGCCGTCTTCACCTTGCCGCCCTGTGTCAGTTCATCCCGGTGCGCTTCGCAGTAAATCTGCACACCATCGCGCAGCGCCTCGATCGCTTTGGAATGCGGCTCCGCATCCATCTCGAACCGCTCTTTCACCTGGGCGATCGCATCGTTCATATCCGCCTCGATCCGCGCACGTTCACGCTGCCGCCGCCCAATTTCGGCGATCGCGTCGATCACTTGTTGGCGGCTTTGCGGTACGACAAATCCGCTCGCCGGCGCTTTCACGCGCGGCTTTGGGGTACGTCCCATGTCCTACTTTCTCGTGGTTAAAATTCGGTTGAATTCTCTTGGCAATTCGCTCGCCGCGCGAGGCGAGCCAGTCCAGAAACTGCAATTCCGCCAGCTCCGCGCACCGGCGGCAGACATCACCCGCGACCACGCAAACGCCCTCACAAACCGGGCAATCCGCAGGGTTCGGGTCACGGCTCATCAGCTCACGCGCCCGAGAAACGGAATGCGCTTGACCCGCCGATCGCCCATGAAAATCGTCTCGATATCCTGATCGTTCAGTTCGAGCAGTTCGATCGCGGCCAGCGCCTTCGTCGTTCCGTCGCTATCGATCCAGTCGATCAGATCGCGGATCGCCGCACGCCGCGCGCGACCGCCATCGTCAGACGCCGGCGCGCTCATGACCGCCCCTCCGGCGCGCCGCTCAGCCGCTCATAGGCGTGGCTGATGTGCGCCGCGGTCAGCTCCTCGTCGGCGCCCGAAGCCACCTTGCGTGCGAGCCGCAGCGTCTTGATCATCTGCCGCAGCGCGCCCGGCTTGTTCGCGATGTGCTTGAACATGTTGCGCTGCTCGCGATCGACCACCTGCGCCGCATCGAGCAGCGCATCGATGTCTTCAGCACTCGGTTTCGGCGCATTCACCCGCGCGCCAACCCGCGATGTCACCTGCGCGAACTGCGCCTTGCCACCACCGTTCTCCAGCCGCGACCAGACCTCATGATTACCAATCAGCGCCATGCCGATTTTCGAACGATCATGAATGGCCCGAAGCGTTTCGACAGCACCCATCGTCAGCACCTGGGCATCGTCGATCACCAGCAGCCCTTCGGTATCGCGCAGCCTGGTCGCGATCGCCCGCACCCGCTTGTGCGGCGAAGTCTCAGACAGCCCGATCGCATCAACCAGATAATCCAGCAGCGCATAGGACGAAGCGCAGGACGGATCGACCGTAACCAGCCACACGTTCGGATGCGTCGTGGCGTAGTGCTCGGCACTGCTCGTCTTGCCGACGCCAGGACCGCCAACAATCACCACCAGATCGCCCAGCATCTGCGCGTATTCCAGCGCGCCCAGAAACGCCTTGGCGGTCTTCGTGCGGGTGAACGGAATCGTGTTCAGCAGCGTCGCCTTGGTCCGCACCATGGCCTCGCGCTGGTCGAGCCACAGCCGCATCCGCTCGGCAACCTTCGCGTTGTCACCGGCGTAATTGCCTTTCAGAAAAGCGGAAACCGTGGAATGCCCCACGCCCGCCAATTTGCCGATCGAGGCAATCGAAAGCCCCTCGACCTGGGCCACACCGCGCAACCGCTCCCGAATGTCCGTCAGCGCCGGCGGCTCTTGCGGCACCACCACCGGCTCAATCGTGTCGAAATCAAGCTCAGTATTCAAAACCATTTTGTCTTCCCTTTACGTGGTCGTATGGCCGTCTAAGTCCGGGTCTAAAGCCCGTTTTTCGCCGCGCGTTCGCGCGCCAAGCCGCGCCGCAAAAGCTCGTCAAAATCTGTGATTGTCGCCGATCGATCCGGCACGAACTCTTCCTGGAGTGCGAGGTTCCCGCGCGTCGGCCGGAACGGCCGCACCGCCGCCGGCGCCGGCAGATCAGGCTGATTTGCACTGGCAGGCTGCAATTTCGCGAGGTCAGCGAGGCTCAGCACCCGCTCCGCATCGAGCAACGCCTTGGTCGCCTTCCGATGCGCCCCGCGCGCCTGCGCATGCACCCGTGCCGCCTCGGTATCGTCGAACCCGGTGGCCTCGATCTCGGCCGCGGTGCAGATCGGCACGCCGGCCGCGTTCTGCACGAACAGCGGCGCATGCAGATCATCCGGATCGTACCGCACCGTCACCCGTTCACCGCGATGCGCCCACAGCGCCTCGTCGAAGAACCGGTTGCCGAACAGATGGATTGTGCCGTCCTTCTCGCGCACCAGAACCTGTTCGCCGGCCAGCATGCACATCCGCAGCTGTTCGGCCGTCGGCTTCCTGATCAGCGCGTTCGCATAACTGGCATTGAATGCGTCATCGAAGCTCAGCGTCCCGCCACACACGCCCGATCGCCGCCCCGGCCGCGCGTTATGCGCCGCGATCTCACGATCGATCACCGCCTTGAATTCGGCAATCGGAATCGCCTTGCTGGCATAGTTCTCCGGCTTCGCCATCGGCGAATTGCCGGTATAGGCCCCCTCGAACGCCGGATGCTTGGCAATGTCGCGCGCGAAATCACCAAACCCGCGCTCGATCGGCTTGCTTTGCCCGGCATACGGCGTCGTCCAGTGAATCTCGACGCCGAGCTGCGTAATGATCCCGACAGCCTCTTCCGGTTTCACCTTGAAGCGGAAACGGTTCGGCGTGCCGCCGGTCAACCGTTTCGAAGCGAACGCCCGCCCGTTGTCGTGATAACAGCGATCCGGTAGCCCGAACCGCTTGATCATATCGCCAAACGCGAGCCGCACTGTGTCCTGGCTTTCCGACTTTGCCGTGCGCCAAGCCAGAAACTTGCCCGAATACAAATCCTGGTACGCGATCGTGAGCGGCCGGCCGATCGTGCCATCCTCCCACTTCACGAACACATCCCATTTGTGACCGTCGGTATTCACCGCCTGCAGCGCATGGAAATGCGAACGGTCGCGCTCCTGCGCCGGGAACATCCGCTTCAACGCTTCCGATCCCTTGCGCGCCAGCACCACCATCGAGGCCGGCAGCGCATCCACCCGGCGCCGCAGCGTCCGCGATGTCGGCATCGTCCAGCCGTTCGCCTCGGCGATCGCCTTGGTCCGCCGATAGGCACTCTCGAACGACGGCTGGGACAGCCGCAGATAATCCGCCTTGAACGCGTCCCACACCCGGTTATCGATCGCGATCTTCTCGCGCTTGCCGCCGCGCGCCTGCGGCGTCAGCACCGCCAGCCAGTCGCTCCGTGGCACGCCGCGCACCCGTTCGGTCCATTCATGAATGGTGGAAGCGCCAGCATCGAAATCCTGCTCTGCCCGCGCCACCGCATCGGCCCTGGTCGCACCCGCGCGCACCATCGCCTCGATCAGCAGCAGCGCGCTATGCCGCCGCCGCCCTTCATCGCGCCGTGCCTCGGTCTGCTTCTCAAACCAGACCCACAAAGCCCCCCGATCCGCCGCATCCGGCCGCGGATCAACCGGCACCGGCGCGGCCTTGCTCGCAACCGCAAACTTCGCAACAATCGCCGTCTGCGCCGCCGCCGGCAGCAGCGAATAATGATACTCCAGCCCCCCGCCGCGCCCAGCCCGCTTGCGCGCCTGGTCAGTCCGGTCCCATCCAAAGCACGCCGCATACCGGGCGACGTTCGGGCGCCCAACCGGCATCGAGGGTAGCATCAAGCCAGCCAGCTCAGCCGCCGAAAACCACTCCCGTGAAAGGGCGATAGCCTGAATCATCGACGGCTCATGAACCCTTCGATATCGTTGACGCAGACAGCCACCCGTTCGAGCGAAAGCCGACCACCCAGGATAAGATAGACACTGGCGATCATGTCCTCGGTCTCGCGCAAAGGCTTGGCGATACCGAGCTTTGCAATCCGCTGCTCGATGCTCATGACGAAGCCGCCAGCAGCACCGCATAAATTCCGGCGCTGACAAACCGCACGGTTTGAAATGCCCATTGCGGCTCAATAATCGCGACAAGCGCGATAGCGGCGGTGCCAACGCAGACTTTCCACTCTTGCCGCAGCAGCGCGATCATAATGCGAACCCCGGCTCGACAGTCAGCACGATGCCGTTGTCGCGGCACGCGATCTGAATGCCCTCGACCACCGCACTGAACTGAGTGACCGGCCCATCCGCGAGCGCTCGCACCACTTCGACAGCAATCATCGTTTCAAGCGACCGCTGCCGCCCGCTGGTCACGCGCGGCACCATCAGCACCGCCACACGCGGCCCGAAATCCGACCGATCGATGCTCATGACGCCACCATGTTGTTGACGTGATGCTCAACCCGAAATTCAGAACGCACCGCACGATTGAACGGGCCTGCGAGTATGCTGTATTCAAGTTTGACATCGTGATACTCGGCAATACGCCGGTAGACCGTGGAAATTGAAACGCCTAATACCCACGCCGCAAGCCTTGCAGACTTCCCAATCGAGTTCTCTAGGCTGAACAAGCGTACCAAAGCGGCAGCACTCAATTGATCTCGAATCCGCTCCGGACAATCGTTGTTAAATAGCATGTCGTCCAGAAGGGCATTGTTGAACGCCCTCATGCGATCTACTGTTTTCATGGAATTTCATCCTGGTCTTTGATTTCATTAAGGAAGATCGAGCGCTCTGTTGCCGGGGTTACCTTCCAGGCTTTGCGGAGAGCGGCGAGAGCCCGCTTCGGAGTCAGTTTTTGAAGAGATTTCTGGCGATCAGCCGAGCGCACCATATCGACGGCCCATTCCACAGAACACCCGCGCTCTTTGATGTTCTTTACAACGAGCAATTGTTGCTCGACTGTCATCCTAACCAGCCGGTCCAGAAACGTGGCGCTCTTTGCCACCGGCGTTCCCGCAAGCATTTTCCAGAGATCCGGACTGATCTTGTGTTTCCGCGCGTACGCGCGGTTGATGGTGCTTCGGCTGAGATTAAAAAGCGTTGCGGTCTCCGCGATGAAAACCGAAGCATTGATCAAAGTCTCAGTCTGAGACTTTGATCTGCGATCACCCCCGCGCTTGACCTGGCCGTATAATCTCTCCCAAATTTTCCGCCGTTCCGCCAGAAATTCGGCTTGGTCAAATGGGCTTAATTCATGCCGGTAAAGGTTCTCGTCGATCTCACGCATCCGCGCCTGATCGTCGGTTCCTTCGAACAGGACCGCACGGACCTTATCCAGTCCAGCCGCCTCGATCGCTGCTATTCGGTGTGCGCCCCCGACCAACCGGTATCGACCTGCCTCGATGGCGCGCACTTCGACCGGCGAAATCTGGCCGACTCTCTTGATGGAATGGGCCAGTTTTTGGACTTCCGCCTGATCCACGATGCGCAGGCGGTCGGAAACCTCAATCTGGCTGATCGGGATCGTCAGAACAGTATCGCTCATGACGCGGCTCCTCGGCGCCGTCGCGTATAAGCACGACGCCGAGGCTCGCCCTCGGCGGTGTAACGATCAGGCCAGATTTCGTAAGCCGGGCGCTCAAGTAACTTCGCAATCCGTCCCTCGGTACGAACCGAGAGGCCCGGATACCGGATCGCACCCGACACGCTTTTCAGCGAAATCTCCAAGAGCTTCGCAACGCGCGTCAGCGAACCGTATCGAAGGCGAAGTTCGGCCTTAATCATTTCGGGATGTAAAGCCGCATTTTTTTGTGCCAATGTCCGCTCCGACATGTTACAGAAGTCCGAATTACCGAACAATATCCGAATTCCTGTATTATGTCAACGACAAATCGGAACAACACGTTCCGGCTTTATGCTAGATTTTTCAATAACTTAAGCGAGTCTGTCCGATGGTAGAGCCGAAGAAAACTGACAATTCTCAACTTGAAGTGTGCGCGAGGCTTCGGGACGCAATCAACCGGTCCGGCGGCATTCCGACGGTTGCAAAGTCAGCAAATGTGCCGGTTTCGACGCTTCATGATTATCTCAATGGGACCGACATCAAGTTGTCCAGAGGGGCAAGGATCGCTGCGGCCTGCGGGATCTCTCTCGACTGGCTGGCAACAGGTGCTAAGCCCGAAGAACCGAGTCGAATTTCCGAGAACTCGATATTTGGCCGCGATATCCTGGAATCGACTGTCAACTTTTCCGCTCTTCTGATTTTGATACGTTCCTGCCAGGATGCGTACACGATGACGGAAAAACCCGTTCTGAGAGCTGTCTTCGAGTGGGTTTCTCCGCCTTATCGGATCGGTCACAAGCTTGCCGAGGTAAAAATCGAATTTAAAACTGGGGATGATTTGAAATGACCCGCGACCCATTGCTGGATGGCGAACACGGCGTTCGACTACCGGATACGAGTGCTCAAAATGCAATCCCCCCCGCCTCGATCCAGGCCGGCGCGACAGTCCCCCAGAAGCGCAGCTGGTGGGAAGACCTGCTCAACTTCCTCTATCAGGCAATACGCGCGCTGTTCATTCTCGCCGTACTTCTTCTGATAGCCTTTTTTTCGCCGCTCGGCTTAGTCATCGTTCTCATTATCATCGCGCTCTTGCGCCGTAGCCGCCGGTCCACGGCCGCCGCCGTTCAGCGCGCCGTACGTGAGGAATTCGCCCGCCATGAGGCGCCCAAAGCCACTAACGATAAATCTAACGAAAACCGCATTTATCGGGGCTGATTTCCGAATTTTTTGATACAGTTTGGCCGTTCCGAACTGTATCAGAAGCCAGAAAACCTAATGTTTTCAATGATACAGAATGACTAGGGATTTTATCCTAATGATACAGTTCGTGCCCTGTGGAGCCTTCCTGAAATCGGGATCGACCAAGGTGACCGCCGCATCCGACGCCCTTTCACCCTTCCGCTAAGCGGCAGAAAACCGCCATTTAAGCCGCATTGACCGCCTCTTAGGACGCCCTTAAGACGCCCTTGAACACCAATCTGCACAACCCGCCAGACGCCCCAAAAGTAGCCCTGTCGAGCCCTTATCGCCCAAACCGGATGTCAAAACGATGCCGAAAAAAAACGCCGATTTTCCCCGTGAAACCAACGGTCTATCCCTCGTCGTCCCGTTTGTTCCCACTCAATCCCGGATTCCAGGTTGATGTGTCAGCGGACAACCCCTCACACCCAACAACGCGCGGCATAATCGCCGAACCCTTCGCCGGGGTGGCGGTGTTCGGCGAAGGCGGCGAGGATGGGCGACAGGGCGGCGAGGAGTTCGGTTTCGTCGGCGTTTTCGCGGT